AGTAAAAGGAACTCTGAACCAGATGAAATGATGGATGATGAAGATGAATACGAAGAAGAAGAAATGGAGGAATATTCTGATGAGCAGCATGAAATGGCAGAAGAACTAATCTCTGCAGTAAAAAGTGGAGACAGTGAAGCTGTCCTGGATGCTATTCATGGAATATACAACAGTTATTAGGTAGAAAAATGACTGATATTGTAAGTTTAAGTGAGCTGCGTTTACTTGCGCAGCAACGTGCTGACATGGAAAATAGCCAGTTCATCACAGATGATGAGTGGCGAAGGATGCTGAATCGAGGATACGCAGAGCTGTATGATCTGATTGTAACATCAGCAAACAGTGAAGATTACTTCCTCAAATCCGGTACAATTAACCTGGTCAGTGGCACTTCAACTTATGATCTTCCAACAGATTTCTACAAAAGTCGAGGGGTGGACCTCAATACCGGTGGTAGTGAGGTTCCCCTAAGACGATACAATTTCAGTGAGCGCAATGTTGGTGGCCTCTACAGTGTGGCATCCGATATGCGCTACCACATCCAGAGTAATTCAATTGTTTTCAATCCAAAACCAAGCAGTGCAGATACAGTTACCATTTACTACATTGCATCACCACGCAAATTTCTTGAATTTACAACAACTGCCATTGGGCGAGGATCTACAACCCAGTGGACCATTGGCACAAATACCTTCCAGGTAGGTGATTTATTAGATGGAGTGGGATTCCTGGCAGCAGATTATAATGTATTGCAAACTGTAACTGCAGTGGCAGCAGCAACTGTAAATACAGATCTGGATTCCTCTGGTCTTGCAGATCCAACTGTATTTGGATCTATTGAAAGCAGGTACGATTTCTACAGTGGATGGGATGAATATGTAATTGTTGCAACTGCCATGTCTGCACTCATAAAAGAGGAAGCAGATGTAAGTGCCTTATTTGCAGTAAAGCAGCAGATCCAGGACCGCATTATTGCAGTCTCAGAGATGCGTGATCTGGGAGAACCAACCACTGTAGTTGACGTAAATAATTACAATTCACTCTGGAACACGGCAACTGCATGAGTAGGATTTCATTCACGCAACTCTCTACCGGATCACCGGCAACTGACCAGGTCCAGGGTTATATTGCAACGGCACTTAATCCATTGTTTCAGCTGCCCTTTGCAAGTGGAAACAGGGTGCAGGACCAAGACCTGGATACATCAGACACAATTGTAGATCATGGCCTGGAGCAGAAACCTGAAGGGTGGATTATCCTGAAGCAGAATGCAGCCCAGGTAATTTATGAATCAGCAACAGTAAATGACTTTCCAGAAACTACAGTAATCCTGAAAGCAGGCGGGACTGTAACAGCAGATTTATTCTTTTTCTAAAAAAATACTATGGCAACAGCAGGAACAAACATCACATCACTGGCAAAACCGGCAGTTGGAGTAACAGTAGGTCCAACATGGGCAACTGACTTAAACACATCCATTGATGCAGTCGATGACCATGACCACTCAACAAATAAAGGCATCAGAATAACGCCTGCAGCAATTAATGTAAATGCAGATGTTGAGTTTAACGATAACAGTGCAACTGAACTGAAAAATCTCATTTTCTCTACAGTTACAGCTGCCACAACCAGCTATTCAGTATATCAGTCTGGCGGGAATTTATACTGGCGAAATGGTGCAGGCACTGCAGTCCAGATTACCACTGGAAGTACCGTGAATGCCGGAGCTGGATCAATAGACGGTATGACCGGAACTGATGCTGGAGCAACTTTTGTGGATGGCGCAAAATCATACAACTTTTTCTGTGACTCAGGCAATACTGACTTTGGGAAAATGGCCCATGCAGATCTGCTTCTGTATAAATTCAGTGATGATAATGTTGCAGATACAGATTACATCACTGTTGCTGCAAGCACCCTGGCTTCAGGTTCCAGTGGAACTGTGACTGTTCCAGCTGAGACAGGGACCATACTTACCACAAATACATCATACGCTGGAGCAGTAATCAATGTTGCAACCAGTGCATCAAACTATGCGATCAATCTCAAGCCACATGGAACCGGTCATGTTGTGATAGGCAATGGATCTGCAACCGGCAAACTTACTTCCAATGGTGCATACGATTTAATTTTAGACACAAACTCTGGAACCAACAGCTCAAGCATTGCAATTGTAGATGCAGCCAATGGAGATATAAAATTTATACCAAATGGAACTGGGAAAATTCTGGTTGGAAGTGGAAGCGCAGCTGGTGTGGTAACTTCTTCAGGTGCGCACGATATAACTGTAAGTACCAACAGTGGAACTAACAGCTCATATATTACTATTGTAGATGCAGCCAATGGGAATATCAACCTGGTCAATAATGGAACTGGTGAGGTTGTTATTGGAAGTGGTTCTGCCAGTGGAAAGATAACATCTTCAGGCACACAGGATTTGGTGCTTGATACAAATGCAGGATCTTCTTCTGGATCAATTACAATTATAGACGGTTCCAATGGCAACATTGACATCACGCCTAATGGTACTGGTGAAGTAAATCTGAGCAAGGTTGATATTGATGCAGGCGCAATTGACGGTACAACCATTGGAGCAGCAAGTGCAGCAAATGGAACTTTTGCAGCCCTGGTGGGAACTTCTTTAAGTGTATCTGATGGAAATATTACAAATGTTGGAGATATAGATTGTGACACCATCAGCGTGGATGCAGCAGGGACTGGTCTTGATATTCAGTTTGGAGGAAACACAACTTTAAACAAAATTTCATTGACTGACAACCTGGCAGATGCACTGAACATTAACCAGGGTGGTACATCTTATATGCAGTTTGTGACAACAGACTCTGGAGAGAAAATTGTTGCAGGCAAGGATCTGGAAACTTTAACTACAACTAAGATAAAAATGAAAGGCAGTTTTATGCAAAGTTCAACACATCAATCATGGGTATTAGGAGGATAATATGGCATATGACGCAACCACATTTAGAGGGGCAGGAACAGAGATAATTCGTAATGGTTTTTGGAATTATGGTTCTGCAAATACAACAGTTCGTGATTTAATAATTGGTGTTCAACATCATATTTATACTGTGTTGTCTATCACTTTTATGAATTATAAAGCAATAGGAAGTGCAAATGTAGGTTGCACAGTTAGTTTGTTAGGTTATGAGTTAGAGGGAGGAGATTCTCAACAAACTATACAAATATTTCGTGTTCCAGCAGTTGATGGGCAAGGAGTCTTTGTCTGGAATGATAAGTTCAGTTTTAATGGTGTTGAACCGACTAATTTTACAGGTGCAATGGATGGTGTTGATGACCAAGATGCAATAGCAGATCAAGCACAAGATACTGCACAAAAATTACGTATGCAAAAGGGTGATGCGGCAGATGATTGGTCAGTTAGTATTACCTACATCGACCAGAACAACGCATAGGAGAAACCATGAGTGGAATAGTAGGAACAAGTCACAGCAAGTCAGGTTTAGTTGGTATTTCAAATGATACTGCAAAAGCATGGGCAAGTATTGACCAAATAGACTCACATGATCTGAGGGCATCTTTTAACTGTAGTGGCATTTCTGATCTTGGTGTTGGAGAAAGCCGAATAACTTTTATAAATCAAATACCTGTAACAACTGGTTACGCGGTTGTAGGTTCAGATATTGGTGTAAGTGTTGCTGGACGATATAGTACATTGACAGGTAATGTTGCAGCAAACGAAAATACAAATGTGGAATTTTTCGCTAGACATTTAGATAATGCCACAAATTACGATACTAATTCGGGTTCAATAATAATTTTTGGAAATTAAAAATGAGAATCATATATAAAAGACCAGAACCAGACGGACGTGTAGTTGTTATGAGTGCTTCGCCTGAGTGGGGGGGAACAATGGAAGAACTTGCACAAAAGGACGTTCCGCGTGGATTAAAATACAAAATAGTTGAAGACTCAGTAATTTTGATTGACAGAACATTCAGAGGTGCATGGGAAGTGGATGAAGCAGAATTAACCGATGGAGTAGGCGCTGATTATGGAGTTCAAAAATGATAACAATAAATCTTACTAAAGCAAAAGAAATTACTCGTGATCGACTCAGGGCAGATCGTAAACCTCTTTTAGAAGAACAAGACATACTGTTCATGAAAGCTCAAGAATCTGGTGCAGACACAACTGATATTGTGGCAGAGAAACAGAGACTCAGGGATATAACAAAAGATGCAGATTCTTGTACGACTACAGATCAACTTAAAGCATTGAGTTGTGAAGGATGACAATTGAAGAAGTCCAGGCAATTATTGAAGATTTGAGACAAAAAATACCACAACTACAGATGCA